GTCTTCACGTTTACGAACTTTGCCTGTGTCTGGATCGATCTTAGCAAAATTAGTTTTCATAACTTCTTCCCAAGCACCTTCACCGTCGAAGCCGCCGGCTCTAACAGCACCTAGTGTAACAACAAGAATGTCGATAAGAGCATCTAGTTGTTCTACACGATCGTTTGCTTCAACTGCTTCTTGTAGTTCTTCAAACTCTTCCTTGATAAGTCCCAAGTACATATCATAGTTTTCTTTGCTCATTACTTGATCACAAGCCGCATGAAACTTGTTAATATCGTTAAATGGATTTGTCATTATTTTGCTCCAAACTCTTCTGGACGTATTGTTGCTGGACCATCTGAGTACTCTTTACCAATCATATGACCGGAGGGTTTCTCATCTGATGTTGCTAACATCGCTTTGTTTTCAACCATTCTGATAGTTGTTTTAACTTCTTCACCTTCAACATCGTCAATTAAATCTATACCACGTGTCCAGCGACCGTGTTCAATTAACACCCATTCGCCTACTTTAACATCTTTTTGATCAGGCCCTACAGCATATACCTTACCCCAACGAGGGTAAACACCGTGTGCCTTGCCATCATCACTGTTAATGATAATGCCTCCGGCAGTTTTTTGTTCACCAAAATCCATGTCTGAAACAAGAACTCTGTCTTTGATGGGACGAATTTTTTGATTACGAAGTGTTGGCATCTATTATTCTCCGTCGTTATCTGGAACCATTTTATTATCAGGCTGTACAGCGTTTTTATTACGCTTGTCGTAGAAATCTTTCATAATTTCTTCTCTAGTCTTGATAATTTTACCACCTGGACCAAGTTCATCACCGCGAGCATTAACCTTTACGTTTCCAACCGCAGGTGTTAATTCATTAGCCATTTGTAGTTTTTCCATATCAATTTCTTTACCTTGCATTGTTCTTACAACTTTTGCCATATTATTCTCCTTTAAAGAATTCGTTAATTGGTAGATCGTATTTTAAACTATCAATCTTATGTATCCCTATTAGGTATAGACTATAGCAAGAAACGGAACTGCCTCTTCCTACACCCCATACGATATTCTGTGATCTTAATGTATCTACAATGTATAACATTACATTAAGTATGTCAGCCATATTATGTTTTTCAAATAAACCAAGTTCTAAATTAACACGATCTATCTGTTCTTGTGTTTGGCATTTTTCAATTAACCAATCACGAATGTTTAAATTTTTGTACTCTTTTGGGATAAACCATTCTCTGGTCGTTGGAATATCAACCATAGGCATTGGATAGTTTAATTTTTCTTGAATACATCTATCAACGTACTTTTGGATATTTTCAGATAAATCCTTTGTGTACGCATTTTCTAACACACTAGGACCGTGCGTTAGGATACCTGTAATTAAATCTTTGTTTTTATTTGTCAACATTTACTAATTGATCCAAGTCACCCTTCTCCATTTCTTGAGCAGAGTTTTTCATTGTTTCTCTATACCTTCGAGCCATCTCTTCTCTGTATATTGTAACAAATGTTTGTACTTGTGTCAATAGTTCATGATTACCAATTCGTTGTGCTACCAAATATTTGTTAGAAAGTTCGGAGATTTTTTGTTCAATCTCCTGGTCTTTCAATTTGGTTAGGTCTTGTGAAAATGGATGAAGCATATTATGCCTGATAAGATCCTTCATATTTTAATAGAACAGTTGCTGGTAACGGAAATGCTGTGCCGTCCTGTCTATTACGATACTTGATTTTTACGATATGAATTACGTTTGATTGCTCAACAGTAAATGATGCTGGCCAGTTATTATCTTTCAATAAAGCATAGTCGCCGTTGGTTGAGAAAGATACTGATCTTTGAGTTCCGTCACCACGCAATTCGATTTCAAATTCTTGTAAATTTCCACCTTCCAAAAAGTTACTTACTTGAAAATTAAAATTAACATTAGTTTGAAGTTGAAAAACTTGATAATCACCGTTTCCTGGATTTAATTCGACAGACGCTTGTGTTACGCCTCCCCCGTTTACGATGCTTTTGCTGTTTTCTTTTGTAACGGCATTACTAATAATTTGACCGTTAAAGTCGCCTCCGTCAGTAATAGACCCAACATTAAGACCTGCTGTCTTATTTTGAAGGGTTGTAATTTCTGAAGCCGTTGTAGTTAGTGCGGTTTTGATGTAATTAAAATTATCTCTAAAACCCTGTGTATCATTATCTTGCCCTGCGACCGGATAAGTTTCATCAATTGGTGTTGCGTTTACATTACTTGTCATTATACTTTTTCTCCACGTTGCGGAAATGCAAGATATTTATCACCTGCCACAGTGTCAAGATTATCAATCTGATATCTATCAACTACAAAGTCGATTATTTTGAAATCAAATCCGCTATTTTTTATATTTAATATTAAATCATCAGCTTTGCCTGGTTTACAGTAGCAAACGGGCATAGCACTTACAAAACCTGGCTCAACAAAACTATCTTCTTGTATGCTTCTCATCCATAAAGGTAAGAAAAGCCTGTCTCTCTTACCGACACTTTTGATTCTTTTACGCATATTTTTAATGCTGTTAGGCCAAATTCTTTGATGATCTCTATCACTTGCTAAAGGTATATCACTGTCTACATTAATATTATCTATACTAATTCTTACAGGACTATTAATTTTGTCAGGTAAATTAACAAGTGTACTAATTGACTTTCCATTTTTTTCTAAATCATCTATAATATCAACATACACAACTTCATATTCTACCTGTTGTGTAATTTGGTTTTTTGCTACTGCTTTTTTAATAGCACCAAATTTAAGTCTTTTATTATAATGGTTGCGTGTCATAGCATTTACAAATGTGTACGCATCTTTAGATTCGATTCCGGCATACATCAACATCTTTAATTCTTGTTGTATGCCAAAAGCAGGATCACCATACCTATATATTAATGATGGATCAAAAATAGAAGTGTCATTAATAAACTCATTAAATTTAATTCTTTTACTTTGTTTTTGTAATACTTTAAAAAATAGATTACTGTAGCTAGTATCAGCCGCACTATCAATAGTAATTTGGAAAGTTTTTGAACTTTCAGTGTAATTAAAAATATCTCTAGCGGCAACTACAAAAGTATATACTCTATCGAAACTTGTTAGATTGCTGTCATAGGTTGTGGTGGTATAATCTAATTGACTACTACCGTCATCATTATAAAATCTTGTGAGACCATCTAGTTCTACAGTTCCTATTTGGTTTACCTTTCCAACTATTTCGCCACTAGTAATTAATTTTAAACCTGGAGGAAGTTTTCCCGATTCAAGTATAAAAACTGTAGTACCGCCTCTTAATTTACTAACAGCATCAACATAAAAAGTACTATTGATATTAGGTGCTATACTTCCTAGATTGGTATCTGAAATCCATTCGATGCCACTTTCTATTTCACCTATAATTTGAATTGTAAATGTTCTAGGTGTACTGGCTTTTACTTCGCCTTCGTAAATTGCTTTTGCGGTTACTGTAAATTTATATTCTTGTGTAATGCGAGGCTGATAAGGAATCTTTCCGGTTAATTCTCCGTTTAGTGTATCAACAGTAAGTCCAGGAGGTAGTTCACTACTATCACCTATGATTATTTCTTGGTTCTTGCTAATTTTTTCTACTAACTGCGGATCTAGATGAATTCTAAATTGTCTCTTTGCTTCGTTAAGAGTTTCAACTCTGTTAATAGTGTATGTACCTAGTGTACTATCAACAAAATCGTAAACATCTTTAATAGCAACTTTCTGATTTCTTTTAGGCATACTCCAGCGACCTTTTGAATCTAGTTCAATTTCAATATCTAAATAGGTTCTATCTACTAAACTAATAGCAATAGTTTTAGCATAGATTTCTGGATTAACTGTTTCGAATTGATAAGTGATTAGTCCGGCCAACGTAGGCGGATCATATACATCTAAAAATACAGTTACATAATTATTAGCACGTTTTATTCCTAGATCGGGATCAGTAATCCAAACTGGATTTCTATAAAATGTATTGTCAGCACGGAATACACCAGTTGCTACTTGCATTATAGTGTTATCTGATCTTAAGAAACTTTCACTTACAACATAAATTTGGAATGTTCTACGTATTTCATGAATGCCGTCTGATGCAGCAATAATAAACTGATAGTATCTTGTTAGTCTGCGTGGAAAATTAGTTTCTTCGAAATAGTCAAAAGTGGCACCATCAAAGTCAAAAGTATCAAAACCACTATCTGGCCTTGCTCCTAAATCATATGGTTCGGTATCAAATAAGTTTAAATCGAAGTTTCCAGAAAGTATCTTATAGTCTAGACTAAAAATAGGATCAGTAAAACCACTTATTCTACCTTTTTTAGATAGACTAAGTCCGGGAGGTAAACTTCCTCCATTAAATGGAATATAATATTCAATGGTATCGCCTGCTGGAATGTCTGGGTCTAATACTTGTAATTGAAAGTCTACTTTATCATTGTCTAAAACAAAGTAGGTATCGTTTGGTCCTACTGGAAGTAGTCCTTCTGGGGTAGCCCACGTAGGCTCATCGGCTCCTTCGACGGTGATTGAAAAAGTTCTATCGCCTATGTCGTTAGTGTCTTTGGCTCTTACTACAAATTTACTAGTTGTGGCTTTGGCAACTTCTAATGGAGTTCCGACAATTTTTCTGTCTTCAATCCTTAGACCTCTTGGAATACTACCAGCAATTATTTCTATTGTATAATCACCAGTATCAGAACTTACATCTAGTAGTATGTTCTGTTTTTCTCGCTCATTAATTGTTCCTAATGAGCCTGATGGAGTATTCCATGTAATAGCCATTAATTAAATCCTTACCAAGCAACATGAGCCGATCTAGTCCAAATTTCTGTTACACCATCGTAAACACCACGGCAAACATAAATGTAGTTAGCATCAGCAACCATCAGACCTGCGACATCGCCTGGTCTTCCTATGCCGGTAGCAGGAACATCATCTGTGTAAACCATATTAGGACGTGGCGGATTGTAAAATGTAATAGGATCTCCACCATTACCGCCTGACGCTGTCCATGAAGTAGTAGTAGTTACAACTCCAGCGGCAACACTTTGTACTACAAGTTCGGCTGTGCCCGGTAGTCTAAAAATAGCACCGTTTTGAATGTTTGAATCATTGTTAATAGCAACGGTAGTTCTTGAAACTCCAATTTGAACATTACCATTTAGTGTAGTAGTTACAGCAGGTCTTGTTACTACCCCTGACTTAACACTTAGTCTATCAAGTCCTAAAACATTTTCAGTTCTGATGTTTACATTGTCATATGCTCCGATATAAATCTTTCCTCTAATATGAGCATCAGAGAAACCGTTAAGTGAACCACCTAACTCGTAAGCATTATCATTATCGGTTCTTACATTGCCTTTAATTGTTCCGTCTAGATTGATTGACGATTCTGTTTGATCGATTAGTCTGGTTGAATCATCACCAAAGATTGAACCTCTCATGTCACCGAGAAGTGTACCTACAAATAGCGTACCACCAGCTACACCCGGATCGTTAATTGAAACAACAGTTGTACCATTGCTATCAACAATATTACCTGTTAAGTCGCCAGTAACATCACCAGTAACATTACCTGTAACATTACCTGTTAAGTCGCCAGTAACATCACCGGTAACTGTAGCACCAGTCAAGTCAACATTTCCTGTAAACACAGCATTTTCGCTTGTTTCGATAGGTCCAACAATTCTGCTAGCAATGGCGTCAATTAACGGAGTAGAATCTTCGCCAAACACTGAACCTTTAACATCACCATCTAATGTACCTGCGATTGTGTTACTTGTGATTGCGTCGGCCTGAACGCTCTTAATAACAGCAAGGTTCCATCGATTGTTAGTTGATCCTAAAGCGTAAGTGTCTGTTTGATCAGGTATAATATCAGAAGTTAGTTCAGCATTTAAAGTAATGCCATCTGTGTCAGCATCACCTAGTGTTAAATTTCCATCTGCTGTAATACTTCCTTGAGCATGAATATTACCTGTAACATCTATGTTTCCAGTAATGTCTATATTACCTGTTCCTGTAATATCGTTGCCGTTTAAAACAATATCACTGATTATTGTAGTACCACTAGCAAGTAACTTACCTCCTACTAGAGTTCCGTCACCCACATAGAGTGCTTTTGTATCTGTTGTGTAAATGAGTTCACCTGCGGCAGGAGTTATTGATTGTCTTTCTGCGTCGGTTCCTCTTCTGATTCTTAAGGCCATTTGTTTTATATCTCCGTTATATTATTGTTCCAAGGTCAACTTCATTGTCAGAAGGTGCCAAAACTGTTCCAAAGTCATAGTCGCTTATCTGATAAAGTGCTTGAACAGCATTTTGAGGATCCTGATTAATTCCTCCAAAATCATTATCAAACAGTGCTCCGAGTATACTTACTTGTGAAGCACCACCGTAATTACCTATAAAGTTAGTGGCATTTACATTACCACTTATGTTTATTGTACCAGTTCCTGTAATACTCTGACCATTAAGATCTAAAGGACCTGTAAGCTGAGCATTAATAAGATCGGCACTAATAGTAATAGACTTGCCTGATGTTTGAATATTAACATTACTACCCTCAAGTAATTGTAATGTATCAGCACCATTAGTTGCTATCACTGTTCCATTGTTAGTAACAATAGAACTAAAAACATTTTGTAATGTGGTTCCGATTTCAATATCGTTAGTATTTTCTGTAACACTAATATTAGGACCAGCACTAATTGATCTGTACTTTAAAATGTTATTTGTTTTTTCAACAAATATCTCAGATCCTGAACCTAAATTTTGCCCAGTAACAGCTAGTTCGTTACTAAGCGATGTAAAGTTTTCATTAACTTTACGGAAAGCGGTTCTTAGATCGTCGCCTGTGCCGTCGTTAACTAAATTGCCGATATTAATTTCTTGTATTGCCATTAAGTGCTCCTACTAACTATTTATCCTAACGCCTAATTCGTGACCTTGGGTATGCTTGACCGCTTTCGGGTCTTGCTTTAAAGTTCCTCTTAGGAAAAGTAGTTCCTTCGGTTTTTCGTTGCTGTCTGTAGCGTACTATTAGGTTAGGCGCTCCAAGTAATGCTCCAGTATCTTCATAGTTTCCTGACTCAGTATCACTCAATGATCCTTTCTCTGCCATTTGTACTATTAGATCACGTGCTTGTTCGCAGGTCATTTCAGGATAAGTTTGTGCTAAACAGGCAATTATCCCAGCAACTTGTGGACTAGCCATGCTAGTTCCGGATATTTTAGCAACCCTATATGCTGCATTTCTTGGCTCTGAAAACGGACTGGCTGCAGAATAAGCACTTTGAACATAGGTTCCTGGAGCCCAAATTGTTACTCCAGGTCCTCTATCGCTATAATCAGCCGGACCTTCGTCGAGCGATGCTTGGTCACCCATTGCTCCAACAACAATAGTAGGCAAGTCATAACCACCAGTTGCTGTAGTATCGTATCTTCCCGGTGAACTTCCTCTCATATAGTAGTAGGGAAAGTTTACTGAATCAGGATAGCGAATACCCATTTCAAATGTATTGTCCCAATCTTGATCACCAGGTTCGGCATGATACCATTGTCCGTTACCTGCTGAACTTACGTTTATAATACCTTCATCAATAGCATCTTCAATATCACCATCCAGAGCATCAACAGGAACTGGTATTCGTTTACCTGCGATAAATCCAAAGTCGTTAAGTTGTTGTGTTGTAAAAGGAGATGAAATTTCATTAAATTGATTATTTTCTTCTATTGTTACTCTAAAATTTGTAGGATTCTCTTCATCGAATCTAACCTCCCAACGTATTCCTGGATCACCAAGAGTTCCTGTCGAAGCTCCATTTCCTTCAAATACAACTCTATAATAGCTTGTACTTGGATTTGCCTGTACAACAATAGTTCCATTCATCACAGTGTGATTAGCACAGTTATAATAAAATGTTCCTGCTGTGTTTGGGGTCCAAGATATAGTACTACCTCCAAATGCTCCGTTATTAGTAACACCCGGCACCTGATCTCCTGTTCCGGTTGATTGTACGGTCTTAATATACAATGGATGAGCAAAGTTTGAATTGACTGTCATTTCTAAAGTATCACCTACAAGCATAGTAATAGTAGGACCGTCGCCGCTAACAGCACCATTTCGATCAGTTCCGTTACTAAACGTCCAAGCAACATTACTATTATTAACAACATCCATTGAATATGTATTAACTGGTGTAGCAAAATTTCCTGTAGGTTCACTTCCGTAATATATTCTTTGACAACTAGTAAAAGGACTACCGCCTGCGGTATTTCGATTCCCACTTCCAATCATAATTTTAGGAAAAGGAATATTTTCCGGAAAAAGATTAGGTTCTGTTGACGACCCGCCACCCATTGTTATGTAACTGTTAGTTCCAATACCGATTTCTGTATAATCCACTTGAAACATTGTAACAGTAAAAGGTAAAGTTAAATCCCAATGTCCGTCATCGTTATTACCTGACGTTGGAGTTGTTAACACATTTAGTCCTGATACGTCTCCAATGCTAACATTCCCTTCTCCGGATGCGACTCTTGTAGCAGTAGCAGAAGGTGTTGATTCTTGTGTAATATTGAGCGTAACGGAAATGTTAGTATCAAAAGTACAGTTAGGATTAGGTTCAGTACCGTAATTGGTTATGATTGAAATAGTCCATCTACCGTCCTTGTTTATAGTAATAGTTTCGTCAATTACAGCATTTACAGAAGCACCTGTTAAGATACCGTCTGTATAAGTTGCTACCAAGATATTATCTGGATCTCTAACTTCAACTCTAAGGTCTAGATCAACAGTCCCTGTAGGTGTAGTGTATGTTATATCTTGTAGGATATCTACAGTGAAGTCACCGTATCTTACTCCATCTTCCGGAAGTGTCTCTACGTATACAGTATTAGTAGTTTGTACTTTTCTAGTATCGTCGAGGAAACATCTTCTACCTCCTGAAATTGTCCATCCAGCCCCGCCATCAAATCCACCACTAGGAAATGGATTTAATGCGCCTTCTGGATCACCGGGATTTTCAGTTCCTGATGTTGTACAATTATATTGTGCCCAAGAGTCTACCACTTCTGTTCCGTTATTATATCTAAAAGTTGCTAATTCTGTGTCATTACTTGAATCATATATTCCTGAAAATCCGGCAGCCTTCTGTTGAGTAGAAGTCGCAGTATATCTAGTACCTCTGTAAGTAACGGCAGTAATATTTGAAAATGTCCATTGGCTTGGAAATATACTCATACCCCAACTACTGTTTACTACTGTGGGATTTTTTACTCCAGTGTCAGGGTTAATTGCTTTTCGCTTGTGGAATTCTCTTACATAATCATAAACATAAGGAAAATTAGAGTTATTAATATCTCCAGCATAGTAAAAGATATTGTATAAGTTAGCATCTCTAGCCCAACCTTGTGTGTTACCACCTACAGTTCCCATTACGTGAATAGCATGATAATTACCGCTGGTATACTGACCGTAGTTATATGTATTACCTTCCTGTCCACCAACGACGTCGTTATATAGATCATACCAGTCAATTAGGTTTACTCTAGAGCCACCTGTGCCGTCAACGTTAACAGCGAATTCTGGATGACCCACTGCTTGGCCGTCAGCATCCATAATGATACAGTCTACATTTTTTCCTGTTTCAGTTAATGTAATTGTTTGTGTATTATCTCCAGGCCAGTCTGCGTGTACACCGCCCTCAACACATCTTAGTAATCCCCAGTTTTTGTGGTTACTGTTTTGACCAACACCTCTATTAAAGTTAGATGTTTGCGTTACTTCATGTGCTCCAAGACGTACACCTATTTCTTCTGGATGAGGTTGTACAGCTTTTACGTCAGGATGACTCTTTAAATTTAATGCTTCTTTTGAAGTTAGGAAATATGTTGTAGATCTACTTGCTGGGCGTTCTTCAGCTATCATAGCTGATCTTTCTATTGTTGTATTAGTTGGAGTAATACCGTCAGTGCTTAATTCATCATGTAAGCGATTCATGCCTTCCATGGTTTTAGCAGTTACAATATAACGTCTTTGTGTAACGTCTCTTCCCATTTTATTATGCCTCTAATTGAACTAGTGTAAGTGTAACAGTTATTGCTTGAGATGATCCTGATTTATTTGTAACCGCTATAGGTATTACATCAGTTACTGGGTTTTCGTTGTTGAAACCTAAAACTGCCGGACTAATTAAAACAGTATCAGCTCCTGTTGTAATTGTTTCTACAACAACACCTGCTCCTGGTGATGGATCATCTGTTTCTGCTCTTGAAGCATCTGCTGTTCTGCTTGCTGTGTCTGTGTAAATTCTGACCCAAGCCGCGGCATCAACTTGTAACTTTAACACCATGTAAGATTTGAAAGCACCTATAACATTTGTATTTCCTATAGTACCGTCAGCAATAATTGAAGTCGAAGCAGATTTAGTTGTACGACTGCCAAGGCCTGTGCCTCCACCGCCACCTGCTACTGCTCCTGGTTGCCATCTTGAGTTACCAGCATCCCATACTAGAGCTTCTCCGTCAGCGGCTCCTACTTGATCTAGCTTGTATGTATTAAGTACACCTTGTAAGCCATCAACTAGCACACCTGAACTATCTTCAGAATAAACACTTCCAGTTATATCTCCGTCTAGATTACCTAAAACGTTTCCTACAACTCCGCCAGTGTGTGTGCCTTGTGTATTACCTACAATAGTATTTGAAAATGTTTTCACGCCAGCAATCGTTTGATCACCTGTGATATAAACACCATTTGTTACTGTTCCGGCATTTCCGGTAACGTTACCTGTAACATTGCCTGTAACATCACCAGTCAAGTCACCTGTAACATCACCTGTGACATTACCAGTTAAATTTCCTGTGACATTACCAGTTAAGTTTCCTGTTAGTGTTCCTTCAGTAGCATCAACAATAATTGAACTATCATCAGCAAACACAGAACCTTTTAAGTCACCAGTTACATCTGCTGTTAATGAGTTAACTGAAATATTATTTGCGTATAGGTTATCCCAGCGTTGTGTTGGAGTACCTAAGTCCCAAGCACCAACAGCATTTGGTGTAACGTCTTGTGAAAGATTTTGTAGCACACCAGTGACTGCCTGTGAGTTAACAAATGTAAAGTTATCATCAATTACTTTTAAAGTTTCGTTAACCTTATCCCAGGTTAGTGGGTGATTGGTTGAATTGTAAAGTGTTGTTATTGCCATTATAGTCTCCCCACCGCTACTTCAATTAATCCTATTCGATCACTGTCATATGTTTCAATTGCTTTACCAATAATTGTACCTGGTTTAGCATCACTGCCTGCGCTTGTAGCAACACCTGGAATGCCACTAGCAATAATCAAGTCGCCCTTTTCGATTTTACCTACAACCTTACAAGGCACTCTACCTTGTAACGCAACTAGTACTTTCTCTCCAGGACAATCTTTATTCATTGTGTAAGCCGCTTCAGCACTCACTACTCCAGCAACTTTATGTGTTCCTAGTTTAGATGCTTCTGTAACTTCTTTATCGCCTCCGAATTCTAACACTGTTCCTGTTTCATACTGTGTATCGCCTTCGTAATATTCAGCTAAGTCAGCCCAAGTAGCTTCAAGTCTACTACCTTGTACTAATTGCCAGTTACCTTCAATATAACCAATAGCTGAAGCGTTATTCTTTTCAGCGGTTAAAAATCCACCACTGCCAACTTCAACGTAACCAGCACTACCGCCTTCTGTTCTAAATTTATGTGTGCCTGCTAGGTATTCAGTAAAATGATTAGTAGAAACATTACTAAACTGTGCTTTAATGGCCGGCTGTCCATTACCGTTTCTAAACATCGTATAGTACGCATTGTCTGCTGAACTTTGTTCGTGCTTGGTAATAGTCGGAGTTGAAGATGCTCCGTAAGTTAACCACAAGCCTTCTAAGTCTGCTTGGTTACCAGATTCAACACCGTCGCTAACATCTAATATAATATTACCATCACCGGTAATACTTTCAAAATTAGATGTACCAGCAAAGTCAGCACTACCTGTTCCACTTCTTCTTACCATAGTGTCGGCACTATTAGAAGAAGTATATTCAATAGTACCAAAGTCAGATGCTTCGTTACCTGTAGCATTTAGTCTGACCATAACACCAGCGCCAGCAAAGTCAGGTCTTCTACAACCTAAACCATCGTCAACGATTGTTTTAGCATCAATTGGAACTGGTGGTCCGTCAATTGCTTGACCAATACCACCTGGTGATGATCTTCTAGCAAGAACTTTTGTGTTTGAACCAACAGCAAGATTTGTTTCGTCTGTTGGATCAACAACAGCAACATCGATATGTCTTAGTTTTTCAAAACCGATACCGTCATAGTAAGCGCCTGCTCTTGTAGTACTAGTTGAATCTTTAAGTTCTAAAAATCCATTTACAAGTGTAAATTCTAATTCTTGAGCACCGCTTATTAAACCATACTGTCTTGCTTTACCGCCAGTAATAACTCCTCCTGCGGAAGTGTCTGCTGGAATTCTAAATTGATTTGGTAAAATAACAGTTACTTGCCAATCACCGTTAAGTGCTGTAACTACTGTTTCTTCTGAAATAACAACAGCATCGCCTGTAGTAAATCCATGATTTTCATTTGTAGTAATAACTGTGTAATCATCACCTGCGCCTGGACTAGTTTCTGCTACGTAGGTATAACCTTGAATTGGAATGCCTTCAAATTCACTTACTCTAGCAGTGTTCAAAGATAGTTTATGTTGTTCAATTCCAGCATCGTAATTAACATCTGCGTTAACAATAACATTGTCATTAATTGTTGCTACAATTTGTGGATCAGGGAAGTTTGTTACTGTGGGTGCTACAGCATCCGCCACACCAGGAGCATTCTGCTGGAATGTAAATGTTAAAGCACCAACAACAGTTGCGTTAGTAAATTCACTACTTCCGTTTGTTGTAAACGCTAAAATATCAGCACTATCAATGTAACTGTAGTCCGGCTGTCTCTTAAGATTTGGATCACTTGGATCTTCTTCAAACATCCAACCTTCTGGAGCATCTTGAAGATTACCTATCTTCATATAAGATTTTCTAACTGCTTCTGTTTCGCCTTCAATACCTACATCAGGATCAGGAAGACCTGTAACAGGACTGTTACTCATATCAATCGGACCAGTCATTTGACGTGAACCGTCACGTGGTAAGTAACCTGGGCCAATTAATACAGTTTGAATTCCACCTTCATGTGTTAAACCTAAACGTCTGTCAATGTATGATCTAACGGCTGCCTCTGTTGGTAGTGCTTGGTTACTTGCTTCACCAGCACCGCCCAGTGTCACATCACCTGTAAATTCACTAACAGTTTCACCTGCCGCAAGCCTCAGGCTTGTAATACCCTGTAGATCAATCTTAGCATCAAGTGTAACTTTACCAGTACCTTGATCAACAGCAAAGAATTCACCAACTCTAAAGTTACCTGATTGGTCTGAGGATACCCAGAACACACGTCCGGTTCCTTGTTCAACTGCTTCTTGAGATTGTTGTGGAGTATTATTAGGAGGTCCAAAAATGTTTGCTGGATAGTTTGTATCTGCGTATGAACCTGTACCAATATCAAGGAAGTCATGACCTGTTGCTCTCATGGTTGAGATGTTAACAGTAACTTCACCTTGGGCACCGGATCTTAATCCTGCTTTAAGTTGTACATTTTCTAAAGAAGCATTAAAGTCAGCAGTTGCTCCTCCAAATAATTCTACTGAACCACTTGTAGCATTAGAACCGAAAGTGCTACCGTCTACAAGTGTAGTTAGATTTTTATCACTATATAAATCAAATGTAGTTCCTGTAACATTTCCAGCATAGTATAAACCATCAAAGCTAGCATTATCTGCGCCTGTTATTCTAATTTGTCTGCCTGGTCTTAACTCAGCAAGTGAACCTGAGACTGTAACAGTAATAGTACTAGTCGCAGTTGCTCCGGTTATTGTATAAGTTCTATTAACAAGAGTTTCGTTTGTGTCTGAGATATTTTTAATACCTACTACACCATAACTACCAATCTTTGTGCCGCCACCATCTAAAATATCAACATCTTGATAGCTAGTAACTTCATAAAGACTGTCTTGATAACCAAAAATCATTCCACCTGTAGCAGTACTACTACCGTCATAGATTGTGAAACCTGTAGTTTGCTTTGTTAATCTTGCTGATTGCTCTGGTAAAATTGATTGAACAACGATAGCATCGTCGCCAATACCATTAGCCCAAGTCGGCGGAGTAAATCCAGGATCTAGTTTTCTAACATTCAAGTTAACATAAGGAAATCCATCCTTAGTTGAAATAGTTTGATCACCTTGTACAGCATCAACTCCAGTATAACCATTAAATGATAACACTCGAATTACGGCATTATCAACAGTGGAGCTTTCGTCAAATACCAAAGCAGTTGAAGGTCTAGTACTAACAACCTGAACTTTGTCAGCAATAGTAAATTCTTCAAACGCTCTAATAATTACAGGCTTTCCTGCTGGAACATCTGCGGCAAGTCCACCGTCACTGATATCAGTATCAATTGACATTTCGTAAGTACCACTTGGCAATCCGCTTGTGCTTATGGCTGTAATTTTGTACGCTCTTAATCCTACAGTACTATTTGGTCCAGTTCTTTGAGGATCATTAGAGTGATCAATTTCAACAAAACATCCTGGGAATGGCGGGTAACTTACGTTTGCTACATAAACTTTAGCAATAGTTTTATCGTTAACAACGTCAACAGGTCTATCTTCGTATACAGTACCTGTTTGTATTAGTGGAAATTTAAGTGATACTCTATCTGGTACTTCGTTTGGATCAGCACCGTTTGCTCGAATACCGTATACACCATGTGCTGACGAACCGTTTAGTGATCTAATCTGCGCACCATTGTTAGCAAAATAAGCAGTGTAACAATAGTATGTAAACATAGATACTGATTCTACAAGTCCGTTATTGGTAGCAAATACACCATAACCCATATCGTTAACTTGTGTAAAGTCATTACCAAGCATTGATTTATTACCTGGTGTAGCAAGTGTAATTTTACCTGCGGTCATCTGCTCGTATGGATTATCAAGTACACACTCATATAGTGGATAAACACTAGGAACACCAGTTGAATCTCCAAACGATGCGTATGTCTCTCCGGCCGCGGCATCGTCACCAGCAATAAGGGTTTTCATATAACCTATTGAAGTTCCAATAGCATCGCTAATACCTGAGTCAGCTAAATCACTAGCAGTTAGTGTTACATCTTGTGTTACAGACCAATTAATAGTATGAGTTGTTCCAGTTCCACTATCCGCAATATCAATAGCAAATGTCGAGCCTGGTTCTCTTTCTTGTGCTCTTACAAGTTCTAAAGTTGTATATAATTTAAATCTGTTATCGTCAACTTTGTATGTAAAATAAGTTCCACTGTTTACTAAAGTTCCGCCGTCAGCAGTTCCGATAGATGTACCACCACCGTTATTATAAACTACTCTAGACCCAGTATTGAATCCATGATTTACAATAGTAAATTCGTTTGAAGCAATATCTAATACAGTTGCGGGATCAAATGTTTGTCCTACATATGGATTTGACGGAGCGGTATTATTTAAAATCTCTCCAATTCTAATTCTAATATGTTCAACAGCATCAAGAGTTGCTGGTAATTGGTTAACTGTTTGTGGATCGCCAGAGGAAGGTATAAGTTTTTTACCTGCTCTGTAATAACTATAACCTGCTCTAATTGAGTTATTAAAGTTACCTTGGTTTAAATCACTTGCTCCTGCGTTAGGAGCATTACCAAACAAGTCAATACTTAACGCATCAACAATAAATCCTGTATCTCTAAAGCATGTTGCTACATTATATTCTAAGTTAGGATAATTTACAGCAAGGTATCCAATTGTATCAGCTTGAATAAACTCTTTGTTTTCCTGTAAAAGCCTTTTAGCGATATACATTTTTTCGCCATAGCTAATAATATTTGATACAATATCAAAACAGTTTTGTACTTCTTGTTGTGCGCCACCCTGATCAGCATTTGTAATAGAAGCGATTTTAGTTTGTGCTATGTTACCTAATGCTGGCCATGTATTTTGTTGTACACAAGTAATAGCAATATCACGTGCTTTAGTAACAGCCGCCGCAGTTGCCGCAACCTGTCCTGCTACAACAGTAAGACCACCAGAGAAATATAATCTACCTGCTCTGGTTGATTCTTCGTAGCCTCCGTATAATACGTCACTAACAACAGCGTCAACAATTAATCCAACGTCCCTTCTACACTTAGTCTCATCAAAGGTAAAGCCAAGATTTTGTGTTGCTAGCCATTGTATAGTTTCTTCTTGAATAAATGTTCGGTTTTGTTCGATCAAAACTTTAGCATCAAAGAAAGCAGATTCAACTCTATTTGTAAGTGTAATTCTATAAATGTCTTCGCCAATGTTAAACGAAGTAGGTAGTTGTGGTTCACGTTGTAAGCCACCGATTACAATTTTACTATCATCTCCGCCTTCTGGATTACGTGTAAGTGCTCCTGATTCATCAGCTCTATACAATAGAATACCATCTAGGTTACCCATGAATCCATCAACAAACTGTCCACCAGCAAAGTTTTTAACATTAATACTTTTAGAGAAAGAAGAACCTGTTTGACAATAAGGTGATTTAGAGTTAACCTGATTGTTCGGATCTAGTACCATCATAAATCCGCCGTGTCCTTGAACACTAACGTTTCTTACGATTGTAGCGTCCGCACATAGGAACACATCCATTTCATCGTTGTTCTTAGGTTGACTTGAGAAATCCAAAGGATCAGTTAGGTATTGGTAACCAAATTCATAAGGTGTAACTCTTAGACCGTCAATAATTGTGTCTCTACGGAAGAACACTCTTGCCCAAGGAGATTCTGAAACTCCTTGTTTTGGTCTAATGATTGTACGTCTAAATTCATCACCTCTTAGTGATACGTTTGGTGATAATCTAATAGGAAATTGTTCATAGTAGATACCAGTTTCAACTTGAATTGTAATTTGTACGTTTTGAGCAGGATCTCCATATTGGATTACTTCACCTATTTGGAAAGTTCCTTGTAATAGTTCAACTTCAAAAATTTCTCTACCTTGAGCATCTCTTTGAGCATCATGAGAAATAATTTTAGCAATGGCATCTGAATCAATACCTCTTAGTAACTGACCTTCTCTTAAATCGTCCGTAAAGTCTGTTCCTTTATTTTCTGTTTCCAACAGCATTCTTGGTAAGAATATCTGTATTGTTGGAATACTAGTGTATCCAGAACCTTTTCTAAGAATTCCTACTTCTTTAATTTCACCAGCAATTTCAAGTGTGTTTGCTTCTGCCGCCGAAGTCGGATTGCCTCCGGAGAAAATAACCGAAGCACTACCGTAATTAGATCCACCTGCGGTTACTAAAACTCTGTTAACACTAAATTTAACACTAAATTTAGCAGTACCACTTCCTGATACTGCTGATACGTGACCTACGTCAGTAATGTCTGTAGGTAGCACACTGTAAATACCTGGATCTACAATAGCTACTTGTGTTATACTTCCAGCAAAGTCTTTAGCAACGACCCTTAAAACAGCAGGAACCACTACATTTCCGCCTGTTAGTGTAAGTTCAGTTCCGATTTCGTAATCTGTACCACCATTAACAATTTCAATTACTTGCTCTTCGTCAAGTTGCATTTCTACAGTACCTGTAGCACCATTACCTGATAAAGGTGATTGTATTAGACTGATAAGTGTACAATCTTGTGTACCGTTATCATAGGTAAGTGTTTTCTGATAAGGTCCAAGTTCAACCGGTGCCGCCAATACTAGTTGTTCGGCAATCTCTGCCGCTTTTCTAATAGAAGCAAATGCTGTTGAAGGAGAACGCCCTTGTTGACTTAATGGAATATCTGTTCGAGTATCTGACCCATTCGTAGCAACATATAAATTATTTGCTGAAATAAATGTTTTACTGTCAACGTATGCTTTAGTAGAAGCAACTAATCCGCCATAGTTAACATCATCTGAATCAATTGGATTACGTGAAAGGATCAATGGTCCACTCATTGTACCCCAATCTGGTTCAACATTACCGTTTTCGTCAATAGCATCAACACCAGCAAGTGACAATTTAGTATCTACATATCCTTTATTTGGCGCATCACTGTCTAATTGTGCGTCAGCAACGTTTGTAATACGCTTTTGATTAGCATCCATATCCGCGGCAAGTGTCGGATCCGGGTCATTAATAAGCGCCGACGCTAGTGAACTGAACTTAATTACGCCAGGAACACTAGAGTCAATAACAATAGTTTCATTGCTATCTAGTTTTGTAAATTGAATTTTTTCGTTATTTGAGTCAACTGTAAGAATCTTATTGTTATCTTCTGTTCGATAACTATTCTGTGCTACATCGTCTAGTCCAATAAAACTTAGGGCGCCACCTAGGCCTAATACGGCATAAATTTCTTGGAAATTGTCATTTACTTTACTAAATGAATCGCGAATACTATCGCCGGTGCCATCATTGCCCTCAACACCGATATTAATCTCTTTTCTTGCCATTTATAAACTCCAAAATAAGGATAATCTGCTTCTTGTAATGATATTTATACAAATCTTTTATAAGCCGAATGTAAATACTATATGTTCATAAAGGAATATATTTTAAAAAAGATGTACGAGCGGTACAGTAAACTAGGCACAAAGCATCAATATTATAGAGATGTTGCTATGGTAGTATTACGCTGTGATAATTGTGATACTGAATTTGAAAGGTCACGCAGTAAAATGGATCATAGACGCATGAGTAATAATTATTTTCATGTGTGTAGTAACTGCGATGCTAAAAGATTCGCACAAAGAAAGGGTATAGAACGCAAGAAAATATGGGATATGCCTGCTAGCAGTGACTTACCAGTAAGCAAGTACTAAATGTGAAAACTTTCACCACAACCACAGCGACCTGATTCCATAGGATTTATAAAGTCAAAACCTTCCTGAAATTTTTCTTTTTTGTAGTCGATAGTAATATTGTTTAGATATACTGTAGATTTCGGATCGACATATACCTTAATGTCGTTAATTTGATGTAATTCGTCATCGTTATTAGGGGTGTCTACATATTCTAACACATAAGAAAGACCGTTACACCCTGTGGTTTTAACACCTATTCGTATACCAATAGTATTACTACGTTTACTCATAAATGTTTTAATTTTATTATCGGCTGTTTCAGTTATCTGGATCATGTTTCTTTAACTCTATATACGCATTATTAAGTTCTTTATATTTTTCTGTAAGATATCTATCTTTTATTTTATGCGTTTTAATTTCGTCCTCACCAACTTTAATCATTTCATTGAGTAGTGCTATACGTTCTTTAATATTTTCAACCTTTTTTTCAATCTTCAATTCGGTTTACTCCTACGTCTAACTTTTCCCACTTGTTGAGATATAGACTTAGGTGGAGATTGTAATTTTAACCTTCGATTGTATTCATAATAGGACGCAGGCAAATCACTTTCACTCCACCTTTTAATCAAGAGGTCTTGATTTATAAGTCTATGAAACTTCAAACTATTCAGACTTCCAAATAGTCCAAGCACCGTATGCGATAGCCGCATAGGCTAGCAAGCCTGCGAGTGGCTTAGCAATTAATACAATAATTCCAAGGGCAATTAATGCCGCACCGTCCCAAGATGTTCTTTCTGTGAAACGTTTTGAAACCCAACCTTTAAATTTATCTAACATATTTTTTTAGTCTCCATTTTAGTTGTGTCACGCAAACATATTTAGTAAATAAATCACAGGAGGAAAAATTATGTTTAAATGGTTAAAAGAACTTTTTGGCTTTGATACTCCGGATACTCCGGAAATTGCTAAAACAGCACCTGCTAAAATAGCACCGGCCAAAAAGAAAACACCTGCTAAGAAGCCTACGACAAAGAAGGCTCCAGCAAAGCGTGGTCGTCCAAAGAAGAGTTCGTAAATTCTTCGTACAGTTTAATGCTGGCAAGATTCTTAGCCTTAGATTCTACCATAATGTCGGCATAATCCCTAAAACTAAGAGCCCATTCATTAACTGCTTTATTCCACATAAAGTCTGAATGAGCTCTTAGTTTCTGTTTTTTATATCCTAGCTCTAATAATACATCCATATCAGGTTTTACAAGATGATCGTGATCGGTAAGTAGGTCTTCACGGCTAACACTGTAATGAATTACAGGACGCACACCCCGCCAACTATCTACTATGCGAGCAAATCTATCGTCGGTGGGTTGAATGTATTCTCCTGTACGGACCCAGTGATGGTGTATGTCAAGAACGAGGGCGAGGTCGTTGGCAAGTTCGAGACTTGCGTCGACACCCCACGACATTTCGTCGTTCTCAATCGTAATAGTGTTTCTCGCTTCTTGAGATAGTCTTGGGAGGACTGCTTTGATACCGGCTGGACCCTGTCGGCCCGATATGTGGACATTACATTTTGCGTCTTGGAACGTCTGTCCATATCCCATCCAGCGGAAGACATCGGTGTGATATTCAAATTCTTCTATGCTCCTCTCAACAATCCCTGGATTATCAGAAGCAAGAACAGTGAATTGCCCAGGGTGCATACTAACCCTAACATCAAGTTCCCTCGCTCTACGACCGACGTTGGCAAAGTTCCTCTCGCAATAATCGCGGACGTCAGGCTTGCGCCAAAAATAAGACCAAGTAGGCTCAGTATAAACAGGAAGAACATCGCTGCCAAGCCTAACCATTCGTAAATCATTCGGTAATCCTCCAACGTAACAGATAAGGTTCATGTATGACTGAATGTTATGAACCATGATATCCCAAAGCCGCTGTTCTGCAACGTCCTTGGGTTGATTATTTAACCACCTAACGGTAGTTGCCTTTGTGTTTAATGGACGCTGAATCTCCTCGAGAAGTTTCTTCTTCTGAGTCTGATCAGGATGCATATATTTACAGGCAAAGCCTATACGTTTAGTCTGGGTTTGAGAATTCGTCACGTAATATTTTCCA